GATTATTCACGATCTGGTTCGTGGCCGGGCCCGGGAGGATGAGCATCGTGTTCCCGTTTTTGATGTTGGGCACGGCCGTGGCCCACACCGCGTCGTCGGTCGCCGCCCCGAGACTGGCGGTGAACGACTGCGGCTTGAGCAGTCCGGCCACGACTTCGTTGAGCTTCCTGAGTGGGGTTGCCATAGATTCCTCTTAGAACGCGCTGATCAGTTCCCTGGCGACGTAGCCGCCGTTGTTCGACAGGTAGACGTAGGTGCCATCCGTCTTCGCCCCATCCTTCTGTCCTTGGTTGAAATGGGATTGAGAGATGGCCGAGACGAAGGCGGGCGCGTTGCTCACCTTCATGATGCTGTTGAATGTGCCGCCGACCAGCGCCGTCTGTCTGTGGGCCAGGTAGATGGCGCTGCTCCCGCTGTCGTAGACAAGGCTCGTGACTCCGTTGGACCCGAGGTCGGCCGTGCTCGCGACGAACGTGAGCGGTCCGGTCGAGAACTTCTCGATCCTGCCCTGAGCCCCGTTCGTCCCGTGGAAGTAGACGTTCGATCCGTCGTTGACCATGTAGTCGGGGAAGGTTACGGCGCTGGTCGCGGCGCTCTGGTCGATCGCGAGCGTCGCCTGGTTGATCCGGTGCACCTGGTCCGTGGCCGTGTTGAAGTTGTGGGTCGTGATGAACAGCCCGGCGCCGAACGCGGTGCCTCCGCCCACGTTGAGACCGGCGCCGAGCGACGCTCCAGTCAGGACGTTGGACATCGTGCTCGGGTCGAACTGGGTGATCTTGACCGAGCCGTTCGGACCGTTGGTCGCCCAGCAGTTGGTTCCGTCCGTGATCAGGTTGTGGTTCCCGTTCCCGCTGGTCAGAGCCAGTGTCGCGACCTGGGTCAGGTTCGACGGGTCGATCTTGATGATCCTGGAGTTGGCCTCGCCCTGATCCTTGATCAGGATGTGGATATAGCCGCCGATCATGATCGCGGCGCCAACCGTGGTGAACGTCCCGACCGGGATGTAGACCGACAGGTTCTGAGTCCTGATCGAGGAGTCGGACAGGTCGATCTTGGTGATCACCACGTTCACGCTGCTCGCGTCGCCCGAGACGTAGTAGGCGAATGAGCCGTCGAGCAGGAGCGGGCCGCCGCTGCTCCCGATGTTCGTGACCTTGATCTCGTGGTAGACCGGGGCCAGGCTGAACGCGCCGCCCTGGATCGGCGAGTCGGCGGAGTTCCCGCCCGGGCCGCTGGCGAATATCTTGTCGTAGCGGACCTGGGCGTTTCCGAACGCGGTCGTGTCGTGATAGCTCGTCACGTTGCCGAGCGGGAAGCTCACGGGGTAGCTCACGCTGTTGTCCGTGCTCCTCTTGACCGTGTAGCCGGTGACGATCCCGCCGCCGACCCCAGGAGTCCAGCCGATGAACGCGCCCTCCCAGCCAGCTTCCCAGAACACGCCGGTCGGGGTCGCGGGCGGGGCGTCCACCTGGATCACGTTCGAGTATGCGCCGGGGCCGTAGACGAAGCTCGGGAAGCTGAGGCTGGGGCCGTCGCGCTGCTCGGCGCGCACGCGGTAGAAGTAAGGGTAGACCGTGGCCGTGGTGTCGACCATCGTCACCTGCTGGTCGGCCCTCGTGCTCGGGTTATAGGTGAAGGCTCCGCCCACCGGCGTCCCGTCCGGCTGCACGTTGTCCGGGATCATGGAGCGGGCCGCGACCTGGGTCCAGTTTGTCAGCCCGTCCGGGGACCTGTAGAGGAAGAGGACGTGCGGCCGGTTGGTCGTCGAGTTGATCGGGCCGCCGAGCGTGATCTCCCCGTCGTCGAAGTGCACGGTCACGTTCGAGCCCACGACGCTGGTCAGGAGCAGGTTCGTGCAGTCCCCGAGAGGCGGCGTCAGGTAGGGGACGCTGAACACGGCCTCGGCCGACGCGACCGAGGTCCCGACCTGGTTGAAGGCCTTGACCCGGTAGCGCAGATCGTCGCCAGAGTGGAACGTGGGCAGCAAGCTGCTCTGGACGAAGCAACCGTTTCCGAAATACTCGCGCTTCACCTCGGAGAACGCGCCGAGGTTGACCGCTTGCTCGACGATGAAACCGGTGGCCTCAGCCATCGGGTCCCATCCGATGCCCATCCCCGTGTGCGTGTTGTTGAAGTGGCAGCGCACGTTGGACGGGGCGGAGGCCGGGGTCACGATCGTGAACGTGTCGGCCCGGTCCGCGAAGATCGCGATCGGGGCGGCGACCGCGCGCGTCGTGATCATGTCGTCGACCACCGCCACGTCGTTGAGCGTCGCGTCGATTCGGATCGCGCCGCGCGGTAACCACTCGATGGACGCTGAGCCCGGGGTGAACCTGGCCATGGCCCCGTTCCCCACGACGTAGAGGCGGCTGTCCGGCCCCAATTCCATCTTCGGGACCAGGGCGTCCATGCTCGCCGTCGTGTCAAAAGGCAGCGGGATCACGTCGATCGGCGCCAGCGCGGGCAGGCCGTCGACCACGCCCTCCTGGAGCTTGATCACCTTGCCCGGGTTGCACAGGGCCAGGGAGTAGAAGTAACCGCCGGTCTTGATCAGCGAGTTCTTCGCGATCATGTCCGCATCGTCCGAGAAATTCTGGGTCGAATACGTCGTCAGGTTGCCCATGTCGGCCATGTCCGACTTCCTGATCTTGCGGTGGAAGAGCAGCCACCAGAATATGAGGTTGGCGCCCAGGTCCGGTGACCCGGCCGTGATGCTGTTTCCGGGACTATCACCAGCGAGAAGGCGCGAGGTCGGGATGTATAGGTATGTCCCGTCGTCGGCCATCGCGTTGTGCTTGATAAAAAGCTCGGAAAGCGCTCCGTTCTTGATGCTGATCTCGCTGCCCGAGATCGTCATCGTTGCCGGGTCGACCTTGGACAGCTTGGAGTCGCTGCCCGTGTCGCGCACGACCCACAGGAACGTGCCGTCCGCGTGCAGCGCGTTGGGCACCGTGCCGTAAGCCAGGTCGGTGCGCGCGCTGAGCGCCTTGTCGTAGCGGCTGAGCTTGATCGAGGCGTCGCTCATCGTCTGGCTGATGTAGAGCCAGTTGGAGTCCACGGCCATGAACCGGGCTTGGCCCGAGGCGGGGGACGCGGTGCCGTAGGCGCGGAACACGCCGATCCCGGTCGTGATGTCGTATTTCACGAGCAGGTTCGTGCCCATCCCGGCCGTGCCGCCAATGAACAGGTCGGTGCCGTCCAGGACCAGGTCCGCGACCGGCGCGCCGAGCGCGTAGGCCGAGAACAGGGTCGGATGGGTGAGCACATTCTGCTCCGTGAACCCGGGGGCGAACGCATCGTCGATCTGCTGTTGAATCTCCGGGGGGAAGAACTGGACCTGGATAGTGTTCTGGCCAGGGGTGAGCAGGACGCTCGCGGACCAGGCGCCGAGCGAATCGGCGACGATGTCCGGGACCGGGGACTGGTCGAGCCCGTTGATGAACACCTTGACCGTGGCGAGCGGCACCACCGTCCCGTTGATGGACACGGGCTCGATGCGCGGGATCATGAACTCAGGGTCCACGTTGAAAATCTGCTTGGGCAAGAGCCCGGCCATCGAGTTGAAGAACTCGTTCTGGCGCTCGGGCAGATTGATTTTAAGGTCGATGATCGCCATGGTTATTTCGCCTGCTTCACCGTGATCGTCCCGGTCAGCGGGAACTCGTTGCGCGCGAGGAACACGGTCGCGGCCGTGGCCTCCCCGCGCCTGGCCAGGAGGTCGAGCGGGCGCACGTCGTCGACGCCCACCGTCTCCTTGACCAGGTCGAAGACCTGGGCGTATTTGATCTCGGCGCCCAGAGTCAGGTTGTCGATGTATCCGGCCACCGCGTCGGTGATCGCGGCCTCGACCTGACCGAAGTCGGCTTCGGACGTGAGGACCACCGTGCAGCCAACGTCGATCGGCACCTGGGTCGCGGTCCGGGTCAGGAAATCGCGGGACGGGACGGCGTTCGCGTCGTCCTCAGCGAAGAAGAACTGAATGTCCTCCAGTAGCCCGTTGCTGACGTAGTTGATGATCAGCGTGTCGCCCGGCGACGCGCCGCCGATGACCATCAGAGCGTCCTGGGCCGAGGTCGACCCCGAGAGGTCACCGGCGTCCGTCACCAGGAGGTAGTTCCCGGCCGTGATCGGGAGGCTCGTCGTGTCGTTGAACACGCTGGAGATGGAGAGCACCGGCTGGTGCTCCAGCACAACGTTCGCGCCGGAGAACAGGACGGTGTCGACCTGCGCGCGGTCGATCCCAGCCTCAGCCTGGATATAGAGGTCAACCTTCCCGCCGATGCCGCCGCCCCGGACCATGAGCGGGTCCCCGGCGCCGACCACGAGCGCGTCGATCACATTGGTGAACGTGAGGGCGCGGCTCCTGATCCCACGGAAGGTGACGGCGTCGTTGGCCAGGAACGTGGCTCTGATCCGGGCCGCGAAGTCGGTGTCGGACTCCTGGTCACGGCCGCCGTTCGTCGGATTCTGGTTGGCGACCACCGAGATGCCGAGGATCGCCGTGCTCAGAATAACGATCGAGCCGGAGCCGACGTTGCCCGACGAGCCGGAGTTCTCTGCCTCGACCGGGATCGTGACCGAGGACTGTCCGGGGAAGATCGAGCCGTCCTCGATCGTGCGGAAGAAGACCGAGCCCTGGGTCGTGGTCGAGAGCGTGGCGACCCGGGTGCCAGCCGGGATCAGGATCAGGGCCGTGGCGATCGCGCTGGAGCCGAACGTGACGCTGCCAGAGGCGATCGTCGACCCGCCGCGCACCACGTTGAAGTTCGCGCCGAAATCATCGAGTTCCGTGCCCTGGAAGCTGCTCAGGTTGCTGAGCGACTGGATCAGGCTCACGCGCTGGATCGCGCCGTAGAGGTTTCCGAACTGGTTGGCCGGGAGGTCGATGAACAGGTTGCGGGTCACGGACCCGATCTGGGTCGAGGCCGATGGCTGGAGCGCGCGCATGTTCACGTCCATCTCGCCGCTCACCTGATCGAAGGTCTTGAACGAGGAGTCGGCCTGGAACGTGTAGGTGACGTAGTAGGACTGTCCGGTGGTCGGCTCCTTTCCGGGAGGCGACCAGTCGACTTCACCGTTCGTCAGGCGATAGTCGACCACCACGTCGAAGTCGGAAGACGACGACTGGAGGCCGACGCGCACGATGCTCAGGGCGGAGAACGTCAGAGCGTCAGCCGTGTTCGGCTGGCCCTTCGTGACTCTCTCGGTGATCTGGTTTAAGACTGCCGTGGCCATTTCTCTTCTCCCGCTACGTCAGATTCAGTGAGAATACCGTCCTCAGTCCGTTGACCGTCGTGACCGCGATCTGCACGTTGATCCGCCCCTGCGACGGAGAGGAGACGGCGACCGCGTCGATCGAGCCGATGACCTCGTCGTAGGTCAGCGTCTGCTTCGTGCTCTGCATCAGTTCCAAGGACTGCATGTAGTTCAGCGCCTCGGACACGGACTTGGCGATCGCCGTCTGCAAGATGCTGAAGTCGAACGGCTGGCCCAAGCTCTGCTGGAGCGTGGAGCCGTAGAGCGGCGATCCGATGTCGAGCCCCGCCTTCGTCAGCAGGATTTTCCCGATGTCCTGGGCGAGCTTCGCCTGGCCCGTGACCTGGACGGGGTTGCCGTCCGGGCCGAAGCTGATGTCGCCGTTCGTCAGTTTCAAGTCGTAGCTCATGCGAGCACCGTGAGATTCCCGTTGTCGATCTTGCCCGTGACGCTTGTCGGCGGCGTCGGGACCGTGGCTGTGGAAGGCGCGTTCGTCGGCCCCGTGGGGTTTCCAGGCAGGGCCGAGAGGTGCGTGTGCAGGTTGTAGACCGTCTGAATATCGGTCAGAATCGTCTGCAAATCGGTCAAAAACTGCATAAAAGTGGGGTCGGTCACCGCGTTGATCAGAGTGGCGTCCGTCTTGCGCGCGACGGGCAGCACGCCGCCGTTCAGCACGATCGACGTGCCGGTCAGGCTTATCTGGGCGGACGAGATCAAGCTCATGGCTCCGGTCGAGGTCACGCCGTATGTCCCGGTCACCTTCGTGAGGCTGGAGCCCGCGACCGTCACGGTCTCGGACCCTCCGATCGCGACGGTGACGCCTCCGCCGACGGTTAGGCTGAGCGCGGTGCCCACCGACATAGTCTTGGCCCCGGCCACCGTCTCGCTGTCCGCTCCGTTCACGGTCACCGTCCGATTCTGGTTCACGGTTGCGATCAGGGTGCCGGTCGCGTAGGTGTCGGTTTTTCCCACGGTCGTGACCCTGGAGTCGGCCTCCGCGTTCATGTCCGCGAGCGCGCGCAGGCTCAGCGTCGCGGCCGTGGCGAGCAGCGTATTCGACGCCTGGATCGTGCGGTTTACCGCCGACTCAAATCGGTCTCCGTCGATGTTCTCGGTCTTGCTCGTCATCGACTGGGCGATCGTCCCGGACGCGGACATGGCGATGTCTTTGCCGCTCAGGCTCACGTTTCCGTTCGCCGACAGGTCGAAGTCCCCGGCGTCCGTGATCGTCACGTTCCCGGTCACGCCGTCGATCACGATCTTAAACTGAGAGCCGACTCCGTCCTCGGAGTTCGCCAGGTTGTCGCCCTGGATGAAAATCTTGCCGTCCGAGCGCATGTGGAACGTCGACCCCAACTGGAGCTTGTTCAGCGTCTTGATCTGGCTGTTTTCGTCAAGGACATAGGCCGGGATGTTGCAGTTCGGGCAGCGTTCGATCAGCGTCGTGTTGTCGAGGTTGCTCTCCCACGCGGTGAGCGACGAGGTCACGCCGCACACGACGCACCGGGCGGCGTTCGCCGCCGGGCGCATGAAGATGTCGCCCTCCGCCAGGTCGTCGGGGATGCCGAACACCTGCTTGGAGATCGCGTAGTAGGAGTCCGGGCTGAAGGCGTTGAACGGGTAGTAGGCGAGAATGATCGGGACCTGCATCGCCCTGATCCCGACGATGACCACGGCGCCCTTGCGCGGGACAGAGTAAATACCGCCGCCCGGGTAGGCCGAGGGCATGGGGATCGGCACGCGGGTCTTTCCGCTGCTCTCCTCCAGGAACTCGATGTCCACGACCATGTCCACGGTGTCCACCGCCGTGATCTTGGCCAGGCGCAGAGCCTTCACCGAGTCGAGCGCATCTCGGTTGCCCTGCGAGAAGAAGAGGCCGGTAGGAGTTCCCATATCAGCAGTTGGGGCTCACGGTCCAGACCATGAACCCGGTGTAGAAATAGACGTAGGTCGGAGGAATCTTTGAGTCGATGTTCACCTTAGAGATTCGCGTGGAGTCGATCGAGTCGTTGACCACGAGCTTCATCTGCCCGGTGTTCGCCGGGTTCAGGACCGAGGCGGCCTGAGCCCTGAGGAACGCCTGCGCCTTGTTCTGCGCGTCCTCGAAGCTCGTGTCGCTACGCGAGATGTAGACGTAGATCACGGCGCCAAACGGGAAGCTGGTGATCTTGGACACGTCGGCGCCAGCCACCTGAAGAGCCTGGCGCGCGGAGTCCGGGAGCGTGGCGTTCGCCGTCAACGGGATGTCGAGCAGCGTCTTGATCGTCTTGCCGCCCATCACCGCGTTGAACGCCTTTTCCTGGAGGTCTGAGATCGCCTTCTGACCCTCGGCCAGCAGCTTTTTCTTGGCCTCGGCCTCAGCCTTGTTCAACTCGATCCCGAGCTTGGCCAGGGCCTTGGCGATCGCGGTCTCCGCGCTGTCGATCCCCTTGGTGATCGCCGTGCCGATCTGGTTCAGATAGTCGGAGAACGACTTGGACTTGGCCTTGCTCTTGTCCTTAGCCTTCTTCTCAACCTGATCCGGCTCGTTCTTCTTCGATAGCACGGTGCAATACGCGGTCTGCAACTTCTCGATCGCGCCGTTGATCTCCGAGGCGAGGAACAGGCGCGCCTTGGTCAGCAGGTTCGCCTTCGGCTTGTTCGCGGTGAACCCGAACTGGCTGGCGTCCTGCGGCGTCAGGTAGCTGGTGTTGCCCGACGCGATATACTGGAGCTTGTTGTTCACCTCGCGCAGGAAGGCGTCGGCGTCCGCCCCGGTCAGGCTCTGGCCGAAGGCCGCCTTCATCTGCTCGACGACCGAGTCCGAGTCCTTGGCGTCGAGCGCGTAGCCCACGCTGCCCTGGTTCAGTGGCTCAGTCCACGGCCGCCCGTGCGTTAGTGTCAAGGTCGTGGTATAGCGCCCGCCCTGCGTGTAGTTGTGGGTCACGGCCGAGACGTAGTAGACCAAGATGTTCTTGAGCGCGGCGACCGCCCCGATGCTGGCGGCCGGGGAGAGCACCGCGCCCTTGTTCACGATGTTCGCGGCGGTGGCCGCCACCGTTCCGAGCCCCGTCACGTCGCTGATCGACAACTGGTTTTGGGCCACATTCCGCATCGTTTGCTGCAAATTCCCGACGAAAGCGACGGTGTTGCACACCCTGATCTCGGGGGTGCCGTTGATCGTGACGGTGGCCGACCGGAGGCGCGCGTTGCGCCGGTTCATCCAGGCGCGGGCGTATCCGTCGCGCGCCGTGTTCCGCGCCTTGTCCGTGAGCAGCTTCTGGTTCCCGGTCTTGGTCGCGGCCACTGAGTCCAGGCCGCTGAGGATCGGAACCGACTTCTTCTGCCAGCGCACGCCGTAGCGCTGGATCAGGGCGTCGGACGCCTGGATCAGGCTGTCGTTGCGGCGCAGCGCGTTGTAGGCGATCGTGTCCGGGATGAAGCTCGGCTGCGAGTGGACCTCGACCACGGTCAGGACCTCGGCCTCATCCACGTTGTGCGACTCGCTCTCGATGTCGATATCCTCGATCAGATACTGCGGGGCGAACGGGTTGAGGAAGTAAAGAGGCGGGTGATAGTTGACCACGCCCAGGCCGTCGACGTAGAACTCGAACTCGGTCACGTCCGCGACCTCGCGGCAGATGTCGAACTTGGTCCTGGCGTCGGTCTCCCACAGGCGGAAGGCGTTCTTGAACTGACTGGCGTAGGGCGCCCACCGTGTGAGCAGGTCCTCGAACAGGTTGAGCTTGATGTTCTCGAAATCGGAGGCCAGGCTCACGACGTTCGACGTGGTCGTGAACTTTGGGATGGTCTGGGTGCCGGACGCCTGGACCTCGACCTTGGACAGGACCTCGACCTGGCTCAGGCCGAGGATCGTGCCGGGCGATCCCTTGAGCAGGCCCTTGATCAGGTCGGCGCCCGTCTTGAACTGGGCGGACTGGAGCACGTTCTGGAACGGCGTGACGTTTATCCCCGCCGCGCGGAAGCTCGGGTCGAGCGCCGGGTCCACGTTGACGCGCGCCAGGCGCAGGACCTTGCCCACGTCCTCGGCCTGGACCGTGACGCCGATCGTGCTCCCGACGTAGCTCACGCTCGTCTTGGTCACGAACCCGGTGAACACCGGGGCGTAGTCGCCGGGGAACGTGCTGCCGGTCGACAGCTTCTTGCGGCCCCAAATCTGGATCATGTCGAACGGCTGGATCGTGGTCTCGCGCAGGTTCGATTTAAGGATGCCCAGGGTGCTGGACGGGATCGAGCGGCCCGCCTGCTCCAGCGTCGAGAGCGAGAACACGTCCTCCGAGTTGAAGCCCATGAACAGATCGGGCGTCAGGCTGTTGGACGCGAGCGGCAGGTGGAACGCAACGCTCGCGGTCCCGGGCTGGCCCAGGCGGTTGAGCGACGTGTCGACCTTGTAGGGGCCGAGCAGGCAGTCGAGCAGGATCGGCTCGTAGAACGGTCTGAGCGGAGACGAGGCGTTGAGCACCGAGAGGTCGGCCTGCAAGTCCTGGGCGCGCTGCAACTGCTGGGAGCGCAGAGTGTTTAACTGGCTGATCTGCGCCTTGTTCCCGGTGCTCGGCGCGCGGAAGCTCAGGATCGAGTCGATGGTGGCCGAGACCCGGACGCGCAGCGCCTTCTCGTCCTCGGGCAGCAGGTCGCCGCCGATCAGCAGATCGAGGTCGGAATTGAGCGATTTAACCCAGTTCTTCTCGATCGCGATCAGATCGGGGAGCGTCGCCAGGTTCTGGTCGACCAACGCCTTGGTCTGATAGAAGTGGGAGCGGTCGCGCACTATCGGCGGGTCTCCGATCGTCGAGACGCCGGGCAGCGAGCCGGGCGTGTTCGGGATGTTGGTCCCGGGCACGGTCGACCCGCTGATGTTCGCGGCCTTGGCCTGCGAGTAGGCCACTGGGTCGTTCTGCGTCTTGAAGAAGAAGGCCGACTCCTGGGCCAGGGTCGTGGACACGCCGGTGGGCAGCGTCTGGCGCAGGCCCCCGGCGTTGCTCGGGTTCACGGGGCCGACGAAGCCCGGCGGCAGGCTGATGGCCTGGAGCGTCTGGTCGATCGCCGAGATCGCGGTGTTCGTGTCGGCCAGCGCCTGGGTCTTGGCCACGATCGTCGCGCGGAAGTCGGCCGCTACCTTCACCGCCTTGGCCTTGACCCGGTCGCGGAAGTCCTTCGGGCTGTAGTTCTCGAACAGGGTGTCGATCAGCTTCTGGACGTTGGCCCGGAACTCGGTGTCCGACTTCGATGTGTTGGCCGCCGTGATCAGCGAGTTGACGTTCGGCGACTTCGTCTGGTCCTGGTTCGCGGCCGAGGGGAATCCCGCCAACTGGGATGGGGAGAACAGGGAATTGGAGTCGCGGCCGAGTTCCCCCGGCACCACGAGGCGCCGGAAGAAGACCTTGAAATCGTGACCCTGGACTCTGGCTTCGGCCATTAGAAGAGTTGGACCCCCCAGCCTTTACCGAACTGATAGTCCTCGGGCACGATCGAGATGTCGGACTGGTTGCCGTTCACGTTGAAATTGTTTCCGATGTTCACCACGTTGCTGATCAGGTTCGTGAGGTTGTTTCCGACCATGAACGACACGTTCTGCGTCACGACGAACGTGAAGCTGTAGGTGAACTGGAACGGGGTCTGCGACGAGAGCGTGTAGCTGAAGTCGGTGAAGTAGCCCTTGAGCGCCTGGCTCTCGAACAGCATCCCGATCAGGGGCGCGCCCTTGAACGGGAGGTTCGGGTCGAAGCGGCTCTGGTAGCACTGGCGCTTCAGAAGCTCGAAGGCGGCGAGCGGGTGCTTGCTGATCTCGAAGTAGGCGGTTGCCGCCTTGACCTCGATCACCTCCAGGTCGTGCCCCCAGAACTGGACGACGAACCCGCCGCGCGTCTGCTTCTTGTCGAGCAGGACGTGCTTGTTCACCTGGATCGACTCCGGGTTGAGGAAAAGCTGGACGACGGGATTGCGCGCCTGGCCTACCAAGTAGTCCAGGTTCTGAAACTGGCTCTGGAACGACTGAAATTTGTCGCTGAGGCTCGCGCCCGGCGCCGGGTTCTTGAAGAAGTTCTTCAACTCGGTGAGGTTCCCGGTTACGCCGCTCTGTCCTTGGAGGAAGGGGATCAGGTCGGTGAACGCCATCTTCGTCACCTGGAGGCTGGAGAGGTTGAGGGTTCCCATAGTTTATTGCGCGAGAGACGCGGCCCTCCATTGTTCGTCGACCTTCTGAAGGACCTCGTCCTTGAGCTTGTCCATCGCGGCGCCGACCTCGGCGCGCAGCGAGCCGCGCTCACCCACCTGGATGCTGATCCCGCCCAGGCTGACCGACGCGCCGCCCCCGCCCTGCCCGCCGCGAGAGACGCGCTCGCCCGCGTGCAGGTAGTAGGCGCCCTCTTCGGGGATCACGCCGCCCGAGGCGCGCGAGCCCATGATCCGGCCCATGCGCTTGGCCTGGTCCTGGCTGATGTAGTTTTCTTCGCCCGCGCCGGTCGCCCCGGCCACGGCCTGGCGCAGGGCGCCGAGCATCCCGTGCTGCTTGATCGTGTCGCTGATCTGGTTGGTCGCCGTGTGGAACTCGCGGACCGAGTCGTTGAACTGCTTGGACGCGCCGTCATAGAGCTTGGCGTTGGCCGCCGCGTCCTCGCGCATCTGCTCGGCCACGGACTTGGCGCTCATCGACGCGGCCTTCTGCTCGTCGGCCGACGCCTGGTGCTTGACCACAGAGTTCCCGAACAGGTCGACGATCCCGTCCATGTTCTTGATCGAGGGGCCGAGCGTGGACAGGACCTGGCTGAAGACCAGCATCTGTGTGTCACGCGATCCGCCGCCGCCCTTGGCCAGGGACTCGGAGATCGTGCGTGGGAGGTCGGAGAGCGCGGCCTTCTCCTCGGCCGAGCCCGACTTCCTGATCTCGACCGCGCGGAAGATGTTGGCCGCCGCGTCCCCCGTCATCTTGAGCTTGGCGGCGGCCTCGGGCGCCACCTGGCCGAGCAGCGCGAAGATCGCGGCCTGCTTCTCGATCGACTGGGACTGGGTGTCGGTAAGCGCGATCACGTCCTGGATGCTCAGCGTTCCGCGCCGAAGCTCGTCGCCGTAGCGTCCGGCCGCGAACAAAACCTGCTCGAAGCTCGTGCCCAAAGAGCGCGAACCGTTAGACAAATCGTTGAAATTCTTCAGGAAGTAATCCATCTGCTGGCCGCTCGCGCGACCGCTGCGGATCACCTTGGCGAAGGCCTCGTCGAACTCCTCGCCCGTCCTAGAGAAGCGGGTTCCCAACTGGGTGCCGGTCTGGGCCAGCGCCGAGAGGTCCGCGCCGAACGCCTTGTGCGCGGCGGCCAGCGTCCCGACCTCGCGCTCGTAGGTCGCGGTCACCTGGGATGCGCTGCTCAACCCCGCGTTGCTCCGGTCGATCAGCACCCCGGCCTTGGACAGGGCGAGGGCCAGACCACCGGCCTCCTTCTCCGAGAGGTTGAACTGGGTCCCGGCCTTGAGCACGGCGTCCGTCCCCTGACGGATCGCGTCCGCGTTGTCCTTGGCCCGGATGCCCTGCTGGAGGAACACGTCGGTCGCCGACTTCTGGGAGTCGGCCGCCGCGTCCAGCGCCGCGACCACGGCCATGGCCGAGACCGAGAACACGCTGAGCGCCGGACCCGCGACCTTGAGCGCCGAGGCGAAAGCCCCGACCTCTCCCTGGGCCATGGACGACATCTTCGTGCCCAGGGCGCCGACGCCGGACAGCGTGCTCTTCAGAAGCTCGCCGCCCGAGCCCGAGGACAGGATGGCGCCCATCGACTGGATGGCACCAATCGTCTCGCCCACGGTCTTGCCCAGCTTCTCCTGATCCTTCTGCGCGTCGCGCGCCGTCTTGTTCACCTTGTCGAAGGCGTCGAGCGCGCGGCGCACCGCCTCGCTGTTGTCCCGGTTGTCGAGAGCCAACTGCCGCAGGTTCCTAGAGCACTCGGCGATCACGCGCGTGAACTCGACGAGGGAAAGGTTCCCCTCCTCGTAGTTCTTCTGCGCCCGCTCAACCTCCTGGTTGAGCAGCGATAGTTTGGCCTCGACCTGCTGGACGCCGGGGACCTCGTTCGGTCCCGCGAACCCGTCCGGCAAGCCCTGCGGTGCTGCCTCAGCCATTCGTTCCTCCAGCCTGCTTCTGCGCCATTTCCTGCCGCATCTTCTCTAGGATCGGTCCGGCCTGATCCATGATCGCCTTCGACTGCTCGATCATCTTCTTGACCTTCGCCTCGTGATCGAAGTCCGTGACCTTCTTGGTCGCGATCTCCATCTTCCCGTTGCGAACGACCGATTCGACAACCGGCTTCTCCGCCGTCGGCTGGTCTCCGCTACCGACCATGAGCTTGGCGATAAACTCCAAGCCCTCCCACGTCGCCTTCCGGTCCCGCTCGTCATCCTGCATCGCGCACAGGAAGTGGATTCTCTTCTCCCAGTCCGGCAGAGCCTCGAACGCTGCGAGCGAGATTTTAAGCGCCCCGATTACTTTCCAGCGCCAGAAGGCGTAGTCGGGGACCCGGCGTTTTTTTCCGCTTCGGCGATCGCGTCGTCGCGCCTCTTCTCCAGCTTCTCCAGTTCGGCGTAGACCTTGGCCACGACCGGCGGCTGCCACTTCCAGATCACGACCCTGGCCTTCGCCACCTGGGTCATGCCCTTGGCCTGCTCGTCGGCCGACAACGAGAAAGGCACGCCGTCGATCGTCTCGATCGAGCGTGCCAGTTTCTCCAGCTTCAGAACGTCGCGCCGGGTCTCGTTGTCGAACAGCCCGGACGACGACTTGGCCGAGGCTTCCTGATCCGAGTCCAGGGTCTTCATCACGAACTTGCGACCCAGGATCGTTACCGTCTCTTTTACGCTGCCCAAAAGGGCAAGCTCTTCTGCCGGTGAAGTCATGAGACCTCCTTTGATCTTGGGCCCGGCTTCTCACCGGACCCCATGAATTTTTTGTGCGACGGGTGCTAACGGTGCTGCTTTACGCCGACTTGTTCACGACCTCGATCTTGTCCGACGTGATCGAGAGACCGTCCTTGGTGCTGGTGCGCTGGGCCTTGATGTCCATGGCCTCGACCGTGAGCAGGTCGCCCGAGCCGATGACGGGCCGGGTGAAGCGCGTGATCCAGCAGTTGTGGTAGGTCGTGATCATGACCTTGGTGTCGTCGAGCGGGCTCTGCTCGTTCAACTGGCACTGGAACCCGATCGGCATGTCGGCCAGCGAGCGGATGTCGGCCAACGAGTGCCCCGCACCCAGGCGCTTCTGCACCCAGATTTGGAGCGCGGTCTTCGTGTCGTCCAGGCTCAGACCGGCGGCGGCCGAGACGCCCGCGAGGTTTCCGCTCGCCACGGCCATCGCCACGATCCCGACCATGGTCGCGCCGTAGATCGCGACGTGCTCCAGCGCGAGCGTCACGGGCTCAGGCTGGCCGGGGGCCATCTCGACGACGCCCACGGTCCCGATCTCGTAGATCGGGTTGACGGGGCGCGCCTGCGTCTCGGTCACGCGCTTGGCGTAGCCGATGGTGAACGAGCCGATCTGAAGCTCGACGTTGGGCGAAAGGACCGCATTGGTAACGGCCCTCGATCCGGTGATGTCAGCCATAATTCTTTATCCTCCCTTCTTATCTCTGGGCCGTTAGACCAGGTTCAAGTCGATGCTGAAGTTGACGTTGATCTCCAGGACCTCGCCAGCAGGCAGGTAGGAGAACGAGACGCTGAACTTGGTGATCGAGTTCGGCAGCCGGTTGGCCTTGGACGGGGCGAAGGCCTGGATGTCGCCGGAGCCGCGCTCGTCTTCGAGTTCCGCGTCGGTGATGCGCTCGATCTGCGACGGGATGGACGGCGACCCGCGCAAGCCGATGATCGACGCCTTGAGGCGGCGCCGCACGCGACCGATGAGAACGTCGCGCGCCTCGACCGTGGGGATCGACTTCTCGATGTCGTTCGCGACGTTGACCGTCACGTCGTTGACCATCGAGATCGTGCCGCCCACGCTCTCGCAGACCATCGCGCCCACGTCGTCGAGCGTGTCGATCTGCGTCGAGGAGAACGTCGACCGGTAGCCGTTGAACGCCGGGAGCAGCTTGTTGAGCGCGGGCTGCGACGCGACCTGCGTCGAGCGGAAGCCCGCGATCGCGGCGGCCTGGAAGAAGCCGTCGAGATTCACGTCCACCGGCCCCGAGTTCGAGGAGACGCTGATCACCGGGTCGAAGTTGGCGGCCAGCGTGAGGCGACCGCTGTTCACCGAGTCCGTGCCCAGCGCCTGCGCCGCCGAGACCACCGTGTTGAACGTGGCGGTCGACTTCAGGCCGGTGTAGATGCGCCGCTCCTTGCGGAACTGCGGGTCGGCCATCTGGATGGCGTGGTTCAGGTAGGCGGCGTTCACCACGGACACGTCGCTGTCGCTGAGCTTGCCGCCCAGAGGCGTGATGTAGTAGGGGTCGATGTTCAACGGCCCCACCGAGTTGATCATGTCGGCGAGCGCCCCGGTGAAGTCCGAGGCCACGGGCGAGCCCGCGACCGTCGGGTTGATCTGCTTGATGATCAGGGTCTGGGCGCCGATCCCGGGGCCCATCATGATCTGCGCGGCCATCGTGATGTAGGACGCGGGCGTGAGCACGCCGTTGATGTCCAGCGCCACGGGGCCGTAGGCGTTGAGGATGTCGTTGAAGTTCGTGAACAACTGCGGAGCGAAGTCGGCCGCGACCTTGGCGTATTTGTAGGTCACGAAATACTTCGCGCCGGTCACGGGCTCGACACCGGCCGGGGACCAGTCCACGTCGCCACCGGTCAGGATGTAGTCGGTGGTCGGCTGGTAGTCCGTGGTCGTCGAGAAGTTGCCGACGCGCAGAATCTGCGTGGCAACCTGCGAGAGGTTGTCCGTTCCGCCGCTCGCGCCCTTGGTCACCTGCTCGGTGACCGTGAACGTGATGGCTCCCTCTCCGACGATCGCGGGGACCCGAAGCGACGCCGCGAGCGGCGACGAGACGGGAGAGGACGAGAAGCTGCTGGTGACTCTGGGCCTGGGCATTTGTTTACTCCTCCTATGGCAATGTGCTTACGGCCGTCCCCACGACGGAGACATCCGTGACCGTCTCCGCAAACTGGACGATGGCCTCGAACTCGGTCCCGATCGAGACCGTGAATTTCGTCTGATACAACTTCTCGGCGCCGTAGTCGGGCTCAGCGAAACCGCTGAAGTCCACCTTGTAAACGACGATTCCGAGCTTTCGTAGCGCCTTCTTCTTCTCGAACCAGAGCACGGACTGGATGCGATCGCCAAGGAGTTGGCGCGTCGTCGTGTTACGCGCGCACCCCGTGACCATCAACTTCATGTCATACCAGCCACCGAAGACCTGCCCGGTAGGATAGTTCGCGACCGACGCCTCGAAATTTTTGAGCGGGAAGCTCGCCTCGGGGCCGATGTTCGGGCCCGTCAACTCGACGTAGTTGATCGGGGTGAGCGCCACGAGCTTCTGTTTGACCTCCAGGTTCCAGGGAGGCGGCGGGTTCATGCCCGTCGTGTCCCCGGTGTAGCGGAGGTTGAGCGTGCTGCCCACGACCAGCGCGAGCGGCACGTCGAAGGTCCTGAGCGTCTGCGTCCCGCCCGGCTCCTCGACCAGCGGAACGCCGAAGAACGGGCGCACGATGTCCCCGCCGATCCCGATCTGGCGCGATGCCCCCGGCTGGCCGAGGACCACGACGCACGGGAAGTCGCGTTGCTGGTTGCCCCAGGTGTCGAGCACCATCGTCTCGTTCGAGCGCGAGGGCCCCGTCTTGTCCGGGGAGAAGAGCGGGTCGGACTGGAAAGCGTCCTTCAGGACCTTGATCCCGGCCCTGGTCGCCGCATACGACAGGTTGACCACGGCCATTAGAGGAAGTCCCCCGGGTTGACGAAGCGCGGGTCCGCGTTGTTCGGCGCGTCGGTCACGAGGCCAGCGGCTTGGCCCTGCGTCTTGCGGATCACGTTGAGGTCCCCGGGCTGGCGATCGAGCGCCACGCCCTGGTCGTAGATCGAGTTGACGCCCTGGACGGGGTGCGTCTGATCGAGCAGGTCGATCTCCGCTTCCTGCGCCAGGCACACGCCCTGGTAGTGGTTGGCCGTCACGTTCAGCACCTGGTAGCGGCGCGTCACGTTGAGCGCCGCCTCGTAGGTGACGTAGTAGGTGACGCCCGGCGCCGGGCGGTTGACCGTAAGCCAGAGGACGCCGCTGCCCACGATCGTGGTCAGGAACTCGGAGGCGGGGAACGTGGTCTGGTTCGAGAGGTTGGAGCCCAGGGCGCCGACCAGCGTGATAAGGAAGAACCCGGCGTCCGCCCCGGTCCCGACCGTGAGCGTGGTGCTGAACGCCTGGGGCTGGGCCGCGCGGTTGAACGCCTTGGCCGCGAGCCCGGCGGACAAGCCCGTGGGGAGCAGGACCTCGACCGGGTCGGTCTCGCCGCTCGGGGTCTCGGAGTCCGGCGGGAAGAGGGGGGCGCGCTTGCCCAGGACGCGGAGGATGCGCGTGTCCGCGTTCGGCGGCGCGGTCAGCGCGTTGTCCACCGTGAGTTCGCCGCCGGTCAGCACGAAGTCCAGGCCCTCGACGAAGCTCGCGGCCCCTCCCGTCTTGGGCACGGGGCTGTAGTTGCCGACCAGGTCGGTGTCCGACCCGGCTGGCGGCTGCGGGTTGAGCGGCACTCCGTCCTGGGTCAGGCTGATCTTGATCACGGACCTGGCGTTGAGCTTAGACAGGGCGTCGATGTCCCCGCCTCCGCGCACCACGGGTTCGGCCTGGAACCGCATGAGATCGGTGCTCGGGTTGCGGGCCTTGGCCACGATGAAGTCGCGGTCCCGGATCGGGAGGTCTGGCAGAAGGTAGAGCGCGGGCTTCTGGCTCAGGGCGATGCCCATCTCCAGGAGCTTGCGCGTGAGCGGGTTCGGGCCGATGTAGCCCGCCGTCTGCCCGATCATGTCGTAGCCCCCGACGAACCGGGTGCCGAAGCAGATGCGGCAGCCGTCCTGCGCCTGGTTCGTGTTCGAGTCGACGCACGCGCATGGCTGGCCGAACTTCTTCTGCCGGTAGACCAGCATCTCCTCGCCCATCGCCTTGAACACGATCGCCTGCTGGTTGAGGAACTGGTTGACGACCAGGTCGCGGGCCACCGACTCGTCGGGCTCCAACTGGTAGCGGCCGAGCGGGTTCGGGAAATTGGTCTCCAGGTCCTTGGCCCCGGGCGCGGGCGGGACGTAGGGGCTCACCGGGTCGGGAGTCCCCGGATAGAAGCTCTCGCCTCCCTGGGGGCAGGCGGTGCCGGTCGAAAACGTCTTATCCTGTGGCGTGCTCATCGGATTCGATACTGCCTCGGGGCGTAGGTCCTGATCCTGAACGGCATCGTGTTGTTCGCGAAGCCCTCGCCGTGCACCGTCCGCATCGTGAAGTTGAGCTTGATGCTCTTGATCTCGGCGGCGAACGACGAGTCCTCGGACGAGATCAAGGTGTTGTAGACCCCGGCGCGGTTGATGTTCACGGTCGCGCCGCCGATCCCCATCGAGAACTCCTTCGCCGCTTCGAGGCTCGACTGCATCCTGAGCGCGGCGAGCCGCGCGGCGACCAGGACGTAGTTGAACAGGTCCTCGGGCATCGAGTCGAAGTTGAAATTCGTGTTCATCGGGATCGAGTTGACGCGGCTCATCCCCATGCGGAGCGCCAGCCACAAGTCGTCGTCCGTCCACCTCTGCGCGCGGGGGTCGGGCGGCGAGTCCTTGAGCGAGCGGCGCAGGTCGTCGACGAACCGGTTCGAGCGCTGCGAGAAGTTGCAGATCGAGATCGACGGCTCGCTCTCGTTGCCCGACACGTCGACCGACGTGATGAAATAGGTGAAGAACTGAACGTCGCCGCCCGGCTCGTAGTCGAGGTAGACGAGGGGCGCGACGTTCGGCACGTTCGCGAGCTTGCACCCGTTGCGGTAGACGTTGTAGCTCACCACGTCGGGCATCCCGACGGGCGCGACCCACGTCACCTTGATCAGGTTGCGGTTGCGGTCCGCGCCGCTCGTCGAGTAGATGGCCGCGAGCCCCGTGGGCGGCGTGGGGTGCACGGTGCCCAGGGGGTAGAGGAAGATCAGGTCGAGAGCCGAGTTCGGGAGCAGAACCAGGTTAGGCATTTTGCACCCCCACCTTCTGGAAGTCGAAGGTCTCCTTCTCGAACGTGATCGCGAGCGGCACGTTCTCCGGCAAGTTGGCGGACCAGATTCCGCTCGCGTCGGTCTTCCGGTGGGCGATCAACCGGACCTCGGGGTCGAGCGACATGTCCTCGATCTTGACCGACACGTTCTCGATCACGGTCCCGTTCTGGGCCTTGACCGTGTGCGTATGCGGGATCGGGCCGGGGCCGTCGAACACGTTGATCCCGGAGATCACCTGGAGGTTGTTCACCACCTTGGTCGCGAACCCCGCCTTCTCGATCTTCACGTTGTAGGAGCCCGTGTTCAGGTGAAGGTAGGCGGCTCCGTTCATGTCCGTGGTCTGGACCTCGGCGCGCCCGTTGTCCGCGCCGCCCACCGCGTTGCGGTAGCTGGCGGTGATCGTCACGTCGGGGACCGGGGTCCCGGTGTTCGTCAGGATCAGGAACTTGACGATCTCGCCCTGGGCGATCGACAGGAAAGTGATCAGCGTGCTCGTGGTCGAGGCCATGTCCGTGGCGTCGACCTCCACGTTGTAGAAGTCAACCGGCTGCGTCGGGAGCGTCGCGACGTAGGCCTGGAGGAAGTTGTCGAACGTCACGACGAGCGGCGTGCCGTTCACCTTGATCACGACGGACTGGATGGACATTAGCCCACCACCTTGACCTGGACCTGGGCCGTGCCCGGTCCGAAGTCGACCATGCGGATATCGGTGAACACCGGCGCCAGCGCCGGGACGAACACGTTGGCCAGCGCGGGCAGGGACTGGATGATCATTAGATATTCCCCGCCTGCGTCCCGCCCGTGTAGGCCGAGAAGCCGTTGCACCCGGTGATGTTACCAGGGGACGCGGTGCTCACCGTGATCCCGCCGACCGAGGCGTTGGACGAATCGCCGATGCAGCCGACGACCGCCACGCCGTGCGCCGTGCTCACGAGGATCGAGCGCGTCTGCGCGTTCGTATACTGCTTGAACATGCAGCCGCTGATCACCACCATCTCCGGCGAGTTGCTGTTCGCGGGAGGGGCGACCTGGACGATCGCATTGCTGTAGGCCTTATTCGATGCGAAGTAGCAGTTCACCAGACGACCCGAGTTGATCTGGAGAAGCTGGGAGAAGGACGCGGCCGTCCCCTCGAAGTAGCAGTCGGTTATCGACCCGTCGAGGTTGAACGTGTAAGACGAGGCCGTGCCCGCGTCGTAGAAGTCGCAGCCACGGAACTTGTGCTTGCCGAAATCGAAGGTGCTGCTCGGGGTGATGTCCACCGTCGGGTTACCGACAGCGGTGAACGCGATGAACGTCACGTTGATGAACGTGTGGTTCGATCCCTTCATCACCATGTCCTGCGTCGCGCCCGAGCCGAAGCGAGTGAGGAATCCGAAGTCCAGGTTCAGGTCCATGAACCCGCAGACGTGCGGGACGGTCCCCGAGTCGGAGATCATGCGCGTGGTTCCCAGGCCAGTGGTCCCGCGCAGCGTCGTCCCGTAGACGGCGCCGCCCGTGCTCCCGGCCGAGAGACCGGTGTTGAATCCAGTGCTCTTGCCCTGGCCCCGGAGCATGACGCCGGACTTCGGGTTGATCGTGGTCGAGATCAGGTAGACGCCCTCGCGCAGGAGCACGGTGCCCCCGCCCGCCGCGTTCGCCGTGTTGATCGCGGTCTGGATGTTCGTCGTGTCGGTGGCCGCGACGCCAGAAGGGGCGGCGACCACGACGGTCGCCGAGTATCCGCCGCCGCCAGCCGCCTGCCAGGTGGCGGTCGTCGCGCTCGTGGCGGTGAGGACCTGACCCGTGGTCGGGGGCGCGGCGGCAGAGACCACCACGTCCGCCCCGCTCGTCTTGAGCGCGGAGGCCGCAGCCGGAGTCTGCCAGGTGGCGGCCGTCCCCGAGGTCGCGACGATCGTCTGGCCGACGGTCGGCGTCCCGGTCACGGCCACGCCGTTCACCTTGGCCACGGTCGCGTTCGGCAGGTTGCCGGACAGGTCGCCGCCCAGGGTCGTGGTCGTCTTGATCAGGGCCGCGTCGTTCGACAGGTTCGAGGACGAAATCTGGGTGCCGTTCACGCGGTAGACGCCGCCGTTAGTCACGTTGGCGCTGCCGTCGATCGTGAACCGGTGCGTGGCGTCGGGCGGAGAGTTGACTCCCACGTTGCCGGTTGAGCGCGAGATTCGGATGCGGCTCGTGTTCCCGTCCTTGATCCTGATCTCGTTTCCGCTCGCGCTATACTCGAACGTGGCCTTGAGGTCGGTCCCCGGGTTGGTGCCGGAGGCCAGAGCCAATACCACGTCCGTCCCGTCGGTGGCCGCGACGTAGAGAATCTGGGCGCTGAACGCGCCGCCTGAGCCGACGAACTGTCCGACGATCTCGCTGCCCGTCACGGTCATGTTCCCGGCCACGGACAGTGCGCCGCCGATCTCGCTCACGATCGAGTCGGTGAGCGCGGTTCCAGACGACCACTTGGCGAGCTTGCCCGTGGTGCCAGAGCCGTGTGCCACGTTCGCGACGCGCGGGTCGTTGTCCCCGACCGCGATCGGCGCGGTGGGCGACGCGGGGGCAACGGACAGTGTGGAGACGCCCTTGACCACGTCCGAGGCGTCGAGGGCGGAAAGCGTGTTCCCCGACTTGGACAGGCCCTGGCCCGCGATGATCTGCCCGGCGCCGGAGAACTGGGCGAAGGTCAGGGGCGTGACCCCGAGCGTGATCGGGTCCGGCGTGGTCAGGACGTAGCCGTTTCCGGCCGCGATCGTCCCTTCCTCGACGAACGTGAACATCCCGCAGGTCACCTCTCCGCTCGGAGAGTTATCGGCGTCCGGCGACCTGGTCCAGGCCGCCGAGTCCACGATGTAGATGCCGTTGTCCTCGGCCGTCGACTGGTCCTTGACCAGGATGCGGTCTCCGGTCACGAGCGCCACGCTGTCCACCGTCTGTTCGCCGCTCAGCGTCAGGTCGGCGGTGGACGCGGCGCGAACGCTCTTCTTGATGTCGAGGCCCTGGGCCACGCCGTCGACGTAGACCTTGTTCGCGGCGTCGGTGTCCGCGCTCGGCGTGCCGAGGCCCACGATCTTGAACGTGTTGAGGTTCAGATCGGCGTTCATCGCGGTCAGTCCGTCCGACCTGATGAGGGTGTTCCCGTCGATCAGTTCGTAGGACGCGGAGAACGAAGACGCCCAGTTGACGCCGTCGAACCGCAGTAGGTTTCCTGTCACGGCCCCGGCAGTGAGCAGCGGGTTGCCCTGGAGGTTGGTGATCGTCGGATTAGGCAGGTTCCCGGTCAGGTCACCGCCGACCGAGTCGGTGTAGCGCACCAGGCTCAGGCTGTCGGACAGGTGCGTAGACGCGAGCGTCGTGCCGTTCACACGGAAGCCGACCGTCGCATTGATCTCGCCCAGGGCGTTGATGCGGAAGCCCGGGTCGCTGCTCGTCCCGACGCGCAAGTTCCCGGCCGCGCTCAGGAACATGACCCCGGTGGTCGTCAGGCTGCCGATCGGGGTCACCGACCAGTTGAGGGACGTTCCGTGGGCGAGAGTCGTCCAGTTCTCGGCAGCGCTGATCCCCATACCACCGCTGCCGCCAGTGGGGAACGCGACGCCGTCGTGGCCGCGCCCGTTGAACACGCCGAGACTATCGTTGAGCAGCACAGCGGTCGGCGCCGCGCGTGTGCCGCGAGCGATCCTGACCGTGACCGCCGCCCCGACGCCGGGGACAGGGGTTCCGTAGAAGATGGAGTTGAGGACCGAGGACACGCCCTCGGCAGAGACTCTGATCTGGCCGCTGGCGTGGATCGCAGACTCCGGGTCCGGGATGCCGATGCCCAGGCGCTTGTTCACGTTGTCCCAGATCGCGGCCCCGTCCGAGGTCACGGTCTGGGCCCCGGAGAAGAACGAGATGCGCCCGGCTACGCCAGCGCCCTTGATCAGGGTGCCGCCGTCGGACAGGTTCGTGGACGCGAGCGCGACGCCACCCACCATGTAGGAGGCGGCGTCCACGTTCCCGGCCACAAGCAGCGTGACGCCGTCGTCAGACAGGATCGAGTCGCCGAGCGTCGTGGCCCCAGTCCACTTCGACAGCTTGCCGATGGTGCCCGAGCCGGAGACGCCGCCTGCGTCGGCGGCCGGAGCCCATGACGTGCCGTTGAACTTCAGGACCTGGTTCAATGCCGGGGCCGTGGCCGCGACCGGGGTGCCGCGCAGCAAGATGCTCGCCGCGTCGATCAGCGCCAGGTTCTGGTTCATGTCCGCGCCCCACAGATCGAACGTGGGGTTGATTGGGGGCTGGACCAGGCCGAGATTGGGTGTGGGCATCCTAGACTCCCATGACCGTGACGTTCCCGCCCTCGCCGTAGGGGCGAGAGCCGAAGTCGTTGGGCTCGACGGCGACCAACGTGTAGTGGACGTTCTGGCCCTGGACAGGTTCGTTGAGATCGTCGAACTGCGTGGCGCTCGGGCCGAGCGTGTTCTCGTCCGCGATCAGCGTTCCGGGCGGGGTCGGGACCGTGCCCCGGAACAGGCGGAATCCGATGATCTGGTGACCGGCCTTGTCCGCGAGCGGGTAGGCCGACCACGAGACGCGGACGTTGCGCGGCCCGGGGAGCAGGGTCGCGATCACGCCGGGAGGGGCCACGATCTCGTATGCCATTACGCGGCCTCCATCGGCATCGAGGCCAGGGCCTCGTAGATGTCGCGCGGCGTCATGGTCGAGAGCGTGAGGTAGAGGCGCGTGCCGATCACCTCGACGAGGATCGCGCCCACGAGTTCGGAGCAAAAGAAGCCGTGGCCGTTGCCCATCGGATTGATCGCCAGGCGGCGGCCGAACACGCGCGCGATCCGCACGATCGCGATCCCGAGCACGGACTTCAGATCGTATGGCTGACCCGCTTTGTCGATCGCGAACTGCATGACCTTGGTCATGGTCTCGTCGCTGACCTGGATCGGGAACTCGCGGATCACCAGGGCCTCGTCGTCGAACGCGGGGCGCCCCATGAAGTTGACCATCGTGTGGCTGGCCTGGTAGATGAGGTCGCGATCGTATTTCTCGGCCCGCACCCGGATGTAGGTGTGCGAGTATGGCGTGAACCCGTCGAACGCGCGGATCGCCCAGGAGAAGGGGGCGAAGAAGCGGCGGGGCCGCGAGAAGCCGATAGTCACCGTTCTCATTGGCGGTAAAGCTCCAGGAACGTGGAGATCGGCATCTTGTGCCCGGCCGGATGGTAGAGCAGGAACCTGATCTTGTTCGTGTGGTAGGTCGCGGAATACTGGAGCCACTTAGCCGCGCGCCCGTCCGCGTTCACCCCGTCGGCGGCCGGGAGGAACTTGAGGTTTATGTTCTGGACGAAGTGCTTGCTCCCGCCCGCGACCGCCGGAACGTCGGGGACTCCCACGACCGCGATCCGCACGTCCTCGGTCGGCTGCGTGATGAACTTGAGCTTGCCGCCAGCGATGTAGATGTCGTAGGGCGGCTCGATGTCGATGATCGTCTTGACGCACTCGGCGTCAGCCACCGCCTGATCGGTGATCAGCGTTCCATCCGCCTTGTAGAGCTTGAGCGTGGCGTCGGCCAGATCGGAGTTGTCCGCGTCCTTGTTCACGACGCTGGCCAGCGTCGATGTCGCGAACTCCACGCCGCGATATTGGAAGTTCCAGCCGCTGGGCGCGACCTTCACCCGGCTCATGACCGCGCCGTCAGAGTCGATCTGCGTGGTTCTGCCGTTGAACGTGCTCTTGAGCGCGTCGAACTCGATCTGGGCAGGGCTCGGCGGATCGGTCTTGGTCAGGGAGAAGGACCAGAGGAAAGCCCCGTCCTCGGCCGCGAACATCTCGTAGGCCGCAGCCGTCTCATAGTATTGGACTGGCAGAGCCTTGCGCGTGATGCACACGGACTTGAACTCGGCCCACGACGGGATCGGCATCATCTGCATACTAGACGGCCTCCACCCAGTCGAGAACGAGACCCAGGATGCGGTTGTTCGCCGACGGGTTGCCGGATATAACGATGTCTTGTCCGGGGTCGAGGATGATGCTCAACTCGTATTCCCGGACCCCGTCTAGCGGGATGTTCGTGCCGCCGACCCTGATCGTGTCGAAGCGCGTGCCGAGGACAGCGATGGTCGGCCCGGTGAACGCGGTGGCGACCGGAGCCGTGGGGGCCGACCTGAAATACTTGGACACGATGGTCGCGGCGATTCCGGCCAACGTCACCGTGGGCCCAACGAAGGCTCTGACCATGATGTCACCGGCCGCCGCCGAGCTAAGGAATAGGGCCTGGAGCTTATTCAGGTAGAGCCTGCGCCCAGAGCCGACTGGATTCCTGAATAGGAAAGCCGGGTTCTCGGCGCCGCCCACCGCGAGGTTGAACTCTATGCTGCACTGGAAAGCGAAGCCGAGTTCAGATCGGCGCGCCACCCTCGGAGTCATCATCACGGCGAGAGACTGCGTGCCGAGCACGCTCTCCGACCTCAGGCTCTGGACGTTGGCCCCGTCGTAGGCGCCGATCACCACGGGCGCCGGGTTCCCGGCCGCGCCGTTCGCGATCGAGCCGTTGACGTTGACCGGCGAGTGGTCGGAGGCCAGGACGACGGGCGCGGACCCGGCCATCAACTTCTGGCCGAGAGACCCGAGCTTTCCGTCGATCGACGAGAGCGAGGAGTTGGCCGTCGACTGGAGGGCGGAGGTCGAGGCCCCGGTCGGGAGAGGGAGAGACGCGGCCGAGATCGGCACGACCTCGTCCGAGGCCAGGACGACGGGGACGGACGCGGCCATCAGCTTCTGGCCGAGCGTAGTGGCCACGCCGCCCCACTCCCCGATGTTGATGCCGGAGCCGATGAACGTGACAGGAATCGCGCTCTGGTCCGATGCGATGACCACGCTCAGCGCGTCCACCGACACGGTCTGCCCCATGCTCAAGGCCTTATAGGAGCCGGACGGGAGCTTGGCGTTGACCGCCGAACGCACGGTCTGCGCGTAGTTGTTGTCCGTCAGATTCTGGGTCATCGGCCGCGAGATGAGGCCGGTTCCCGTCTTGTGGTAGATCGTCGTGAGCCTGAACGTGGCCTGGTTCACTGGCCCGTTCGTGTAGACGATGCGGAAGAACTTGGCGCGGACCGACAGGGAGAAGGCGCGCCCCGCCCCGGCGAACACGTCGGAGTTGTCGATCACGTCCACGTTCGACCCGTCCGATGACCACTGCGTGCTCAGTCCGCTGACGGCCGACGCCTGGTCGGAGAACAGAGAGAAGACGATGATCGCATAGTCGGTGACGTTCTCCCACGCGCCGGTGAACGTGGTCCCGGCGGTGAGCGTCGCGACCGACGAGTTGCCGACCGACTGGGTGCCGAACGCGATGTCCGTCTTGATCGGGGACTGGTCAGAGGCGATCGTCACGGGCACGGACCCGGCGGCCAACGCCGGGCCGAGCGGAGCCAGCTTTCCGTCGATCGACGCGAGGCTCGCGATCTCCACGCCCTGGTTCAGCGACGTGGCCGCGCCCGTTGGCAACGGCAGGCTCGCGGCCGACACCGGCTGGGTGACGGCCGATCCATCGACCAGCAGGCGGTCAGCGGCGAACGTGAACCGGTCGAGGTTCGCGTCGACGGCCAGGACGGAGGAGTCCAGGGCGAGTCCGCCCGTCGTCCCGATGTCCGCCGTGATCCTTGATGGTATTCCGCTGAAAGCCATTGTCTATCCGTTGGCCTGCATCTTGAAGTCGGTAGGCGCCGTGAACGTGACGAACGCCTTCTTCGCGAACTCACCGGTCCAGTCCCAGGCCCCGGCCGCGACCACCATGCCGCTGCCGGACGGCGTGTTGAACTTTACCGTGATCTCCTGATCGTTCTCGATGTGCACGTCCTTCCGCAGCCCGCCGAAATCGAACTCCACGTCCGCCGCCGGGGCCTGAACGCCCTCGATCGCGAAGCTGCCGAGCGCCTTGCTCGGCCGAGTCGAGATCACGCCTTCGACTAGGCGGAACAGGCTCACGAGATGACCTCGGCGATCGACGCCACGTTGTCGTCCGCGTCCCTGGTGATCGTGCTGGTCTTGGTCTTGCCCCCGGCCACTTCAACGATCTGCGACACGAGCCCGGTGCCCGGATCGCGGATGATCGTCGTGGCGAACGGAAGCCCGTTGATCTTGTCCACGATCGTGACGTGGGCCGAGCCATCCGGGTCCACGATCTGACGGTCGTCCGTGTCCCGGTTCTTCAACTCGACGGCGCCGATCTCGATGTCGCCGACCACGAGCGTCGCGTCGACCTGGAGCTTTCCGTCCTTCCACTGCACCGGCATGAAATTGCCGCTGGCGGGATCGAGAGCGAAAAGCTGTGCGTGCTTTTCGCTCTCGGAGCCCTCCGCCAGCGGTTGCGGGGTGACCGGGTCCGGCCCCACAGGTTTCTGGGGGCTGAACTCGGTCGGCGACTGCGGCGGACGATTGTCGCTCTGACCCGGCGTGTAATAGGGCTCGTCGGCCATGATCTCTCTGCTTTACTCCGCGCGGTGAACGGCGCCGCCGGTCAGGCCCGCAGCGGTCAGCGCGGGCTGGGGAGCGGCGGCCTGGGCCAACGCGGGATCGCCGCCGCCGATCGGGCTGCGGATGATCTCCGTGGGTTTGGCCTCGGTCTCTTCCTCGTTGCCGGGGATGAGCTTGCCGTCCTCGTCGCGCGTGCCGAGCAGGACCTCGGACCGGACCTTGGCCGCCTTCGCCACCTCGGGGTCCTTGTCGTTGATCCAGTCGGCGAGCATCGACATGCTCGTCGAATCGGAGATGTCGCGCAGCTTGCTGGCGCGCATCTTGCTGGCCATCTCGGCGGCCGTGGGAGCGCCGCCCGACGCGCCGACCGCCACGGGGGCCGTGGGGTTCGCCACGTCCTCCAGGTGTCCGGTGCTGATCAGGCTCGCGATCTCGTGCGCGGCGTCGATGACCTGGGACTTGCGGAAAGCGGTCCGCAGGTCCAGCGTCTGTCCGGGCGCGATCTCGATGCCGTTCAGCGTCGAGAGCACGACCTTCGAGTTCTTCGTCCGGTTGCGGATCACGGTGTAGACGCGATCCTCTTCCATCCAGCCCGATCCTTGCGGCTTCGTCTCGTTGCTCTGGGTCATGTTCATGACCTCCCTTGATTTTTTTATGGTGTGGTCTTCGCTCGGGCGTGTGCGCCCACGTCTACGGAAATCGTGTTAGGACTCGGCCCCGGCGGGCCTTTCGACCCGCCGGGGCTTCGTTCCGATGTCGCCTTCTCTTAGAAGGGCACGAACGTCGGCTTGCCCGTGACGTTGATGCGGCTGACGGCGCGGGGGTTGACGACGGCGATGCCCAACTCTTCGTAGACGACCCAGCCCAGGCGCAGGCGCTCGGGCTTGTCCGCCGGGATCACGTTCACGTCCTGCCGGATCGGCATGACGCCCGTGAACTCGGGC